TCATATCACCTGCTTCAAACTGATTTACTTCAGTTGGTGACATAAGCATACCTAATGAGTCTACAACAAACAATACTTTAGGACGATCTTCTTCGTTCATTGATTTATAATCATCCATAAATGTTGAGATAGTTTTTGCAACATCGTCAATCATTGCCATGTTAAGTTTTAGTAGTTTACTGTCATCACAGTCAACACCTAATGCTTCTAGCCATGTTTGATCTAGTGCGTTTTCACTGTCAATAAGCACAACAAAGATACCTTGTTCTTGTGCTGACTTGACAATATTACCACTTACAATGTAAGACTTACCTGCACCTGATTCGCCTGCAAATACACTTACCTTGCCTAGTGGAATACCTTTGCGGAAATCACCGCTGAGTAGATAGTTAAGTGCATAGTTGCCTGTGCTGATCCAATCTTGTGGATCGTTAAAGCCTGCACTCATACCTTTAATAGATTTTGTTAATGAGTTTCGAAACTTACTAGGATCGAATGCTTTTGTAGCCATACGTATCTCCTATTCTAAAAAGCGTAGGAAAGGGCCGAAGCCCTTTCTATTATTGATTTTGACGTGCTCTGATCATTGCAAGAATGTCTTGTGCGCCACCTGCATCACCTGCTGGTTCTGCCGCTGCTTCTGGAGCAGGTGCAGGCTCTGGTGTTGCTGCTGGTGCTGGATCTTGCCAACCAGTATCAGTTGTTGTTTCTGCTACTGGTGCTGCTGCTGGTGCAGGTGCTTGTGCTACTGGGTCACCTGTACGTGCAGCCATGCCGCTTGGACGGAAATATTGGCTCCAACGATCTGGATCATATACTTCACCATCCACACTTGCTTCAAACATTTCGCTCAAAACTTTTAGTTCAACTTCGCCTGGCTTTTTAGGAAGGAAGTCATTGAGATTAAACAATCCGTGTGTGTTGATTGCTGCCATCTCTGTATCACTTAGTGGACGTTCACGACGAGCCCAATTACTTGCACCATAATCTGCATAACCACCTTTGGTTCCTTTTGACAAACGGAAATCTACACCAGCGGTATAATCTGTTGGTAGTTCTTCCATATCTGGATCCATTAGTGCTGCTTTGATTAATTGGAAAATTTGTGGACCAATAATGAAACGTCTAATTGGATTCTCTGGTTGAGAATCTTCTTTTAGCGGATCATCAACAACAAAACCTTGGAAAATATATGAACGCTTTTTCCAATATTTACGACCCATGTCTTCTAGACTTGGATCTTTAAACCAACCACGCACTTCTTGTAGAATTGGACATGATTCGCCATACATTTCCATACACGGAACTTGTACTTGTACTGGACGAGAACTAGTGTCTCCTTTTACACCACTGAATGGAAGTTTGATCATCAAACGCTCTTTCCAGAAGAACGTGTTTGAATCATCCCCGTCGGGCAAGAAACGCATTGTAGCTTGCTCGCCTTCTTTCATATTCCAAAATGGGTAAATTGCGTTATCGCCGCCGCCTGAACTTGTGCCTGTTGCACGGTTCTCTTGTTCTTTAAGTTTTGCTCTAATTTCAGCTAATGATGCCATAGTTATGCCTCCTTATATATTGCCTATGCATTTGTGCCTAAATGTGTAGCACAGTTATAATACTACACAATCTATTTATCATTGTCAAGTATTTTTTTGACAATAATTTCAAAAAGTTAGCTGATTAGTTTAAACCAGCTAACGATTTAATTCTATCTAGTGTGCCTGGTTTTTTTGGTTCTCGTGCTTTTGGTAGCTCTGCTGGTTTTTCAGTGTCTTGTGCTGCCATACGTTTTTTATCTCTAACAAGTTCCATATAGTTAGCACCGTCAGTAGCAATTAAGTCTAATTTTTCTGCGTCTGCACTTGCTCGTTTACCATGATTCTGTGGATATGTTCTTTTCACTTCCATTGTAGTTGGATCGTACAATACGATGCTATTTCTGTATATTTCAAATTGTGAACGTTCATCAATTTCGCCTTGTTTAGCTAGTTCTGTTTCTGGATATCGACTGTTTGCCGCTTCTTCAGCCTTTTTGTGTGCTATAGTAGTTTCTACTTTTTTCATAAATTTAGCAGCCGGTTCAACATATTGCTCGCCGTATTGCTTTTCTACCATGGTTAATACTGCTGTTTCGCCTTTAGGAAATGTTCCGTTTTCTCTATCAAAGTAAGATAGAATGAACTCTCCAATTGGTAATTCTGGTTGTTGAGGTTGATCCATTGGTTCCATGCCTTGTGGGCCTACTTTGACATCCATTGTATCATCGTCTGATTCTTTTTTATCTTTATTACAATCACAGTGTTCGCATGTTGGAGCACATGTGCAATCTTCTGCTTTTACGTCTGCACCACAGCAATCGTCTGAGCAATATCCTGGTCTTGCTTTTGCTTCGTTTACTTCTTCGGCAAACTGACCCATTAGTTTATCAATTGCTAATTCTACAATTCTATTGTAGTCAACTTTGTTTGTTGATTCAAATGCATCAGGAACACCATTGCCGTCTGCATCTCTCCACCAGGAACCAGTTTCGTCATGAGAATCATGTGAACAATCACATCCTGGTTTACAGTTATGCATTTGGCATCCGCAATCTTTACAATGATATTCTTTATAGCCTTTCATGTAGCCTTCGTCTAAAATATCATCAAGGTCCATTGTTTCTACAACATTTGTGCCTACTAAGTTATAAATGTATGGAAACACATCTTTTAATTCTTCATTAAACTGCTTGATAGTAAGTTGATCAACCCATGCATCGGATACATCAGTTGGAACTTCTTCCATGACAGCAACTTCATAATTTTCACTTGCTTCTTTATAGTAGCCTGGTTTTTGTAAGTTTTGTATTTCTTGTCTGACTTCTTTGATACGCCCTTTTACAATATCTGTATAGCCTTCTAATGTTTCTGCCATTACTGTACTGCGATTCATGTATTGGCTAAACTTGCGCAATTTTGACATTTCTTCTGACAAACCGGAGATGTATTTGCCAAAGTCGTCATACATATGACCGCCTTCGTTTACGTGTAATGCCATTGCTCTAGCACCAGCTAAATGTTTGTAAGGATATTTAAATCTTTCACCGGTTGGCGATTCAATATAAATTGATCCAATTTTACTGGTTCTGCTATTAGAACTTTCTACGTTGATTGGAGCAGAATGCTTGATTGCTATTCTTGCCTTTCCAATTTTTTGATAACTTCTTGTTTCGTTACCATACATTTTAGATTCTGACATTGTATTTTCTCCGGGGCGATTTTGCGCTAAGTATTCATAATCTCTTTTGTCTAGGTTTGATTTATTGATATCTCTTACATCAAATTTAAGCATACGTTTCTTAGCAAAATATCTTAATTCTTTTAAAAAATTATACCAATCGTCTTGTATTGCTTCTACTTGATTTAAAACTAAATCTTTTGCGACAATAACTGTGACACCATTTTCTTCATCTAATGATACACTAACTTTGCCTAACTCGTTTCCTTGAGCTTTATAACCAAACTCAAAGAATCTTGCATCTTCTGGTACATTTGTGACTTTACCGTTTTCGTCGCCGATTGTGACGTCGGTAAAACGTCCTCTAATTTTATTAAACATATCCGATGCAAATGTGTCAAACTTATTCATAGTAAAGTATTTATCAATTATTACTACTTACAAAGATAGGCATGGGCATTTCATAGTCTTCGTCTACTGCTGATTCCATTTGTGTGAAACTGTTGTAAATAGCAGGATCCCAGTCTTTCATTACAGTTATCATACGCAAGGCAAGTAGCATACTGCTGATTAGATCGTCTGTTGCACCTGGCTTTGCTTGATAACTGCTTCCTGTTGCAACAAATGCTTTGAGTTCACTGATAAAAGGTTTGCTATGTATCACAAGTTTTTCATTTTCGATCATGGTTTTCATTCTTGCACAAGCAGACACTTTTGCACTGTGTGTTGTGTTAAACCCTTTGCGGAATTTGCGTACATGTCCTTTTCTTATAGGTTCACTGATAAACAATCCAGGTATGTTTTCTTCGCCTAAGTCTTGTATAACAAGTAATGCTGCTTCTCCTAACCCATTGTTTTCAACACTCCAATATATACCGTTATCATCATATCTTTCCGTTTGTAGATATGTACATATATCTTTAAGCACACGAATTTGACCAGGTATACTTGTCGTGTTATGTTGCCATTCAGCTACCTGTTCATAACTTGGTAATTCTACAACTTGTATAGCAGCATTGTCTCCACCAGTGCCCATACTAGGATCTAGTGCAACAGCATAATTTTTTCCAGCTTCTGGTTTTTTGTACCAACGTGTTTGTCCCATGTTTATTAATGGTGAGTTGCCTTCCATTACAGTAAGATGCAGACTACTAATCAGCGTTTCGTCAAATACCAAAAATTCACAGCCATATTCACGTCTAAACTTTTCTTCACCAATACGCCCAATCTCAGCTTTTTTCCATTCTTCGTCTCTATCAGGATGTTCCCACCAGTCTGCTCTAAATGCATAAAAGCCATTGACTCCTACAGTATTTTCATTTCCAAATTCATCAAACTTGTCTTCTGCTTGTTTCCAAATAGTTGCAAACGTATCTTCGTCTGAGTTTGGTGTACTTGTAAGGATAGCACGACCACCTGTTGCTAGTGTAGGCGAAATTGAAGTCCAAAACTCTTCGGCAATGTTAGGTTGCACAAACGCAAACTCGTCACAGTATAGCAGCGAGATAGACAAACCACGTCCTGTGTTGCCTGTTGTTGTTTGGCTGATTATTCTACTGCCATTTTCAAATTCAATACTGCCTTTGTTATAACTGGTCACACCTGCACGAATATAGTTTGGACACGTTTCA